CCAACATCCGGGAAGATCTGTCGAACCTGATCTTCAACGTCGATCCGTTCAAGACGCCGATCCTGAACATGACGAAGAAGAACAAGGCGACGCAGAACAACCACGAATGGGATACCGACTCGCTCGCAGCCCAAAACCTGTCGAACGCACAGGTCGAAGGCGACGATCCGAGTTCGCAGGTTATCTCGCCGACCGCTCGCATGGGCAACTACGTGCAAACGTCGAACAAGGTCGTCCAGTTGTCGGGCAAGTCGCAGGCCGTCGTAGCTGCGGGTGGCACGAACAAGATGGGCTACCAGCTCATGAAGAAGTCGAAGGAGCTGAAGCGCGACATCGAAGGTATCCTGACCTACAACAGCGCGAAAGCGGCCGGCAACTCGTCCACCGCAGCGAAGATGGCAGGGCTGCCGTGCTGGCTCGCCACAAACACGGTGTTCCAGACGGGCGGCACGCCGGCGGGCGCGAATCCCTCGCTGGCTGCGAATGGCTGGACCGACGGGTCGCAGACGCGCACGTACAACAGCGCGACCACGGCTCTGACCGAAACGATGGTCAAGTCGGTATTGCAGAAGATCTACTCGGCATCGGGTGAATCGCCGGAATACGCGGTCGTCTCGCCGGTCAACAAGCAGATCATTTCCGGCTTCGCTGGTCCGGGCACGCGCTTCATCGAAGTGGAAGATAAGACGCTGAAAACGGCGGTCGATGTCTACCAGTCGGACTTCGGCGATGTGAAGATCATCCCGGACATCTTCCTGGCTCAGTCTAAAGACTGCTTCTTCATCAACCCGAACTACCTGCGCGTTGCCTATCTGCGCCCGTTCCAGACCACGCCGCTCGCAAAGACCGGCGACAGCGACAAGAAGATGCTGCTTGTCGATTACACGCTGGAAGTGGGCAACGAGAAGGCTCACGGCCTCGTGACCGACACGACGGGCTGATCGGCAACTAATCTCCTCGCGGCGACTTTGGGGGCGGCTTCGGTCGCCCCACTTTTTTGGGGATTCGCAATGGCGCATTGGGTTCCAATCTCACCCGTCCGTCCCATTTCCGGGACCGGCCAGAACATCACAGTTGGCGCAACATCCGCTGCGACGGCAACTGCATTCGGAAGCGCGACGTTCGCCGTCTATGTGTCCACGACTGGCAATTGCCATCTTCGTCTTGGCAATGCTCCGGTGGCTGTGGCGACCGACATGCTCATCAAGGCATCCGATCCGCCGATCATGCTCAAGGTTGCACCCGGCGAAAAGATCGCGGTGATTCAGGACGGCGCATCGACCGGCACATGCAACATCATCGAAGTCACGCACTGACATGAAAACGACCTACCACGAAGAGGACAGCAAGATTCACGTTGCCTATTCCGAGGACGTGGAATCGCTGCTGAATTACACCCATGCGAAGCGCTCGGCCGAAGGCGAGTTCGAGAAGATGGGCGAATTCAAGCACGTTATGCGCGTGCCGATGTCGGTCATGCTCGACATCAAGATCAAGTATGGCTGGGACTACATGGACCCGGATCACTGGCCGATGGTCTCGAAGATCCTGAAGGGCCCGGAATACGCGGCTTTTCGCACCACCAACCGGAAGATCTGACCATGCAAAAGTACGCCAACGCGGTGGCCGATCTCACTGGTGCGCCGGTGGCGAATGCATCGGTCCAGGTCAATTTGCAGGCCGGTGGTGCTGCGACGATCTATTCGGATAACGGCGTGACGCAGGCGGCGAATCCGCTGACGACCGACTCGACAGGCGCGTTTTCGTTCTATGCCGCGGACGGCCGGTATCAGCTCGTCATCAGCGGCGCGAACATCCAGACGGTGACGATGAACGACGTGCTGCTCGTTGACCCGCTGCCGGCCGACCTTCCTACCTCGCTCCCTGCAAGTTCCGGCCAACTCTGGAACAACGGTGGCGTTCTCTCGGTGTCCTGACATGATCAAACGATTTCTGATCGCGGCGCTGCTGCTGCCGCTGCTCGCGTTCGGCCAGAGTTACCCGAGCCCGACGTTTAACAACGTCACATCGCAGGGCACAGCGACGCTGAACAACGCCACTGTGAGCGGCACATTCACCGCAACAGGCAAGATCGGACTGGCGAGTCTTGCGGCACAGGCGGCCAATACGGTTGTCGGCAATGCAACGGGTTCCAGCGCGAGCCCTACGGCGATTACGGTCACTGGGTGCAACGGCGCGGCGCAGGCGCTCCAGTGGACGAACGGTTCAGGATTTGGCTGCAATTCAGCTATCGCCACGTCAGGCGCAAACAGCAATATCACCTCGCTCTCTGGTCTCTCGACGGCGCTATCGGTAGCGCAGGGCGGCACTGGAGCAACGAGCGCCGCCGCGGCACTGACGAACCTGGGCGCGGCTCCGACTGCTTCCCCGACGTTCACTGGCACGGTGACGACAGCGGCGCTGACATCGGCCGGCGCTTTCACTCCCTCGCAGACCAGCGGCATCGTTGGGACGACGACAAACAATAGTGCCAATGCGGGCAGCATCGGCGAGTACGTTACCGGACAGGTTCTGGTCCCTTCGGCGGTCACTCTGACTTCCGGGACGAGCGCAAACATCGTCTCCATATCTCTTACTGCAGGCGATTGGGATGTATGGGGAACGCTTGGATTTACTGCTACGGCTGCGACGAGCTATCAGGGGTATATCAGCACGACCTCAGCCACTATCCCGGCGTCGTCAGCATGGCCGGCGAACGGCTCGATCGTCTTTGATACGACATCCAGAACGGGCGGCGCTGCAATCACGATACCTTCCATCAGGCTCTCATTGACATCGACAACGACTGTGTTTCTCGTCGCCAATATCGTGGTTTCTAGCGGGACCATTGGCGGATACGGAATGCTCCAAGCCCGGCGCCGGAGATAATCGATGACCATCTTCGTCCCCGCAGTCGGTAGCGGCACGCCAACAGGTGTCGCGGGTGTCTATGACTACAACTCGCTGAAGCAAGCCGTTCAGGACTGGTTTGCGCGCTCCGATATGGGCAACTGGATCGACTATTTCATCCAGATCGCTGAGGCTGACATCTATCGCGACATCATCGCGGGCAATCAGGGACGCGGCGTGCGCCCGATGGAGGCATCGCTGAGTGTCGCGGTATCGAATGGCGCTGCTGCGGTTCCTGCGGACTATCTGGGGCTCAAGATCGCGCTTGTATCTCTGAACGGCAACACGTTCGAACTGCAGCGCGTCAATCCCGAGTTCATCTACACGCAATACCCGGCTCAGGTTGCTTCTGGCACGCCAGCGTATATCGCGCGGCAGGGCGCCAACTTTGTCTTTGGTCCATATCCAGACCAGAGCTATACGATTACCGGCATTTACTGGAAAAAAGCGCTCCAGCTGACAGCCGTGAACAGCACGAACTGGATCGTCAATAACATTCCGACGATCATGCTCGCTGCGACCAACCGTGCCGCTGCGCGATTCAATAAGGATCAGGAAGCATACGGCATCTGGGATTCGCTCTATAACCAGCAGATCCAGAGCTACATCCTCACTGACCGTGCCGAGGAAATGTCCGGTTCGGCGCTCGCGATGGTGTCAGCATAATGCAACTGCCGATCGCCGATTACGCGCCAGATCTGCCGCCGAACAACTCCAGCGGTGCGTCTGCGAATATCGTCAACCTGTTCCCGCGCACGAAAGAATCATGGGGGCCGGTTGGAACTTTGTCGAACTTCAGTTCGAACGGGCTTACCTCGCAGTGTCTCGGCGCATTGATGGCGATCGACACTGGCGCGAACAATTACCTGTTTGCTGGCGACGCTGGGAAGCTTTATCTGCTGGCGCCCGGCAATACATCATTCGCAAATGTCAGCAAAGGTGGTGGCTACACGTTGCCAGTTGGCGAGCGATGGAATTTCACGCAGTACGGTCAACGTGTCATCGCCGCAGCACAGGGGCAGAACCTTCAGTCCTACACGCTGAACTCAAGCACGCTGTTCGCGGACCTCGCAGGCACTCCGCCGCAGGCCCGCTACATCATGACGATCCGCGACTGGGTCATGGTCGGCAATACGTTCGACGGCACGAATGGGCAGCAGCCGCAACGGGTTCAATGGTGCGCGATTGACGATCCGACGACCTGGCCGGCTGAAGGCAGCGTGACGGAAGCGCAGTTGCTCTCCGGCTCGCAGATTATCCCTGGCGATCAGGGTTGGATCATGGGCATGGTCGGCAACCTGGGCACGTCTGACGGCGCGATCTTCTTCGAGCGGGCGATCTGGCGCGTGGTGTATCAGGGATCGCCGACGATCTTCGGGTTCTACCCGTGTGAAGGTGTCCGCGGCACGCCAGCACCCAAGAGTCTCGCGCAACTCGGAGCGCTCGTCTATTACCTCGGTGAAGATGGCTTCTATGCGTTCGACGGCTCGACCTCGACGCCGATTGGCGTGGACCGGGTGGACAAGACGTTCTGGGCCAACGTCAATACGTCGTTCCTTCAAAACGTGATCGGCGCAGTTGACCCGCTCAACCGTCTGGTGATGTGGCTATATCCGTCGAATGGTTCTCCGGGCGGCATCCCTGATTCTCTGATCGTCTATAACTGGGCGCTCAACAAGTGGGGATTCGCACAGGTCAACGCTGACTACATCTTCCGCGCGATCACGCAGGGTTATTCGCTCGATTCGCTGGACAGCACTGGATATACGCTGGATACGCTGCCGTTCTCGCTTGATTCGCGCGTCTGGACGGGTGGACAGGTGCTGATGGGTGCTTTCACGCCGCAGCACAAGCTGGCCTATTTCACGGGCTCGCCGGCCAACGCGACGGCAGATACGGTCGAGATTGAGCCTTTCGGCAGCAGCGGGAAACGGGCTTTCCTGACTAGCGTTCGTCCGATGGTTGATGGCGGATCGCCCACGGTCCAGATCGGCATGCGCAACCGCCTGATCGACTCGCCGACGTTCACAACCGCGAGCGTGATCAACGACAACGGGGAATGCCCGGTGCGTGCCGACGCGCGGTATCTGCGCGCGCGCCTCCAGACAACGGGTAATTTCACCAACCTGCAAGGAATCGAGGTTCCTGAGCAGGAGATTCACACGACGGGCCGGCGATGAGCATTAAAGGCTATCCGCTTGCCCCTGAAACGCTGGCAAACGACGTTGACCACCGTCGCAAGATCGCGCAGACCGCGAATCTGGCGATGCAGGGAAAGCTGAATGCAGTGACGCAAGTCACGCTGACGCCCAGCTCTACCACGACCACACTCACCGATTCGCGCATTGGCGCGACGACATTTATTGCGTTTCAGCCTTTGACTGCCGACGCCGCTGGCGCGATGTCTGGGATCTATGTGTCATCGCAGAAAAACGGTCAGGCAACGATTACGCATGCGAGTGCATCGAGCGTAGACCGCACCTTCAACGTCCTTCTGATCGGATAAGCATGCTCTACGGCATACCGGCGCACGTCATCGACGACGTGTGGGACGAAGTTCGTCCGTGGATTGCTGCGGCCTGCAAAACCGCGCGCGGCAAGTTTGATGAGAGCGACATCCGGCTCGGCTTGCTGGAGCGCGACGACCAGCTCTGGATCTGGCGCAGCCCTACGGCTTACGCGGTGGGCATAACCCGCATCACGAATTACCCAAAACAACGTGTCTGCACGATTCGCATCGTGACGGGCAGGAACAGACGCGAGTGGGAAAAGGAATGTGTATCGCAGATCGAGCGCTGGGCCAAGGCTCAAGGCTGCGACGCAATGGAACTTCAGGCGCGGCCGGGGTGGGAGAAAGCGCTACCTGAATACGACAAGACCCACGTTTATCTGGAGAAGCGACTGTGATTCGCAATCCTCGGCAACTGCACCTGATGCGTCTGGGGCTGCCGTCGATCCCTGCTAATGGGGGCGGCGGTGGCCAAACTTCGACGGTCACGAAAAGCGATCCGTGGTCTGGTCAGCAACCTTACCTGCAAAGCGTCTTTGGCGGTGCGCAGAATGCATACAACCAGTATGCAAACGATCCCTCGTCATCCGTGGCTGGCTTCACGCCTCAGCAACAGCAGGCGATGGGCCTCACGCAGAGCATCGCGAACGGAACGAATGCGGGTAACGCCTCGGCGGTCAACAATGCCGCAGGCAACTACACGACGAATCTCGTCAATGGCGACTACCTGAACAGCAACCCAGGTAACGCTGCTTTCAGCCAGTTCGCCAACGGGTCAATGAACAACAACCCGTACATGCAGGGCATGGCGAACGCCGCAGCGGATTCGATCACGCGGAACTACCAGACCGCGACGGCTCCACAGACGACGAGCCAGATGGAAGGCGCAGGTCGGTATGGCTCAGGCGCGATGATGAACGCGCAGAGCCAGAACCAGCAGAACCTTGCCACGCAGCTCGGCAACGCGATGAACAACCTGTATGGCGGCATGTATCAGACGAACATGGCGAACCAGTTGCAGGGTGCACAAGGTCTGTCGAGCAATTACAACACGGCCGCCCAACAGCAACTGGCTGGTGCTGCGAACGCTCCGAACGTCGTCAACTCGATCAATGGTGCGATCTCCAACCTGTACAACATGGGCGGCAACCAGCAGGCGCTCAACCAGTCGCAGATCAACGCGCCATGGCAGTTGCTGAACAACTACTCGAACCTGATCCAAGGCCAGTACGGCGGTCAAACCTCCACGCAGCAACCGTACTACACGAACCAGATGGCTGGCGCGATGGGCGGAGCAATGGGCGGTGCGGCACTCGGCAGCATGCTCAGTAGCGGCTCGAACTATGGGGCGGGTGCTGGTGCCCTGCTCGGCGGTGCGATGGGTGCCTATTCCGATCGACGCCTGAAGAGCGACATCGAGCCGACCGGCGAAAGCCTCGAAAACGGTCTGCCGCTGTACCGCTACCGCTATCTGTGGGATGCCTCGCACGTGCGTCGTGTTGGCGTCATGTCGGACGACGTTCGCAAGATGGCACCGGAAGCAGTGGCGCGCGACGCAAGCGGCTTCGACAAGGTGAACTACGACGCTATCGGAGGCGCGCATGTCCTTATTCGGTAACGTATTCGACTTCGCCAAGGACTCGATTGGGGAGCTTGCTGCCCATCCGTTGCAGACGCTTGGCGCTGCGGTCGGAGTACCGGGCTACGACCCGTTCTTCGGCGGCCTGTTCAACAACAAGCCTGGTGGCGCAATGCTGAGCCCGACAGGGAATTTCACGTCGAGCGCATGGCAGGACATGTACAACCGCAATCCGGGCGATGCGGCAGCGCTGAACCAGTTCTCAGGCATTAATTCGATCGCCGACAAGATCGCACCGATGATCGCTGGCTACTACGCGGCGCCGGGTATCGGCGCTGCATTCGGCAGTGCTGGAGGCGCGGCCGGTGGTGCTGCGGGCGCCGGCGCTGACGTTGCATCAGGCGCTGCTGGCGCTGCGGGCTCTGCTGGAAGCGGCGTCGGTGCCGGGCTTGGAAGCTCTACTGCTGGCATGGCTGGCGCGGGCATGGGGACTTCCACGGGGCAAGGTCTGTATGGCCTGTTCGGCATGGGCGGCATGAACGGCGCGGGCGTAGGCTCAGGCGTCGGCGCGGCTTCTGGAGCAACTGGAGGCGCAACCGGATTGACCGGGCTATTTG